CCGCTTGGTTCTTTCGATTGCCATGCCTGCTATTGCAGTTGGACCGAACGCAACCCGCACCGGCGCTCTTGGCGTCACGCAAGCTTAATAGGAGCCTAGAAAATGGCAACTTCGTTTAAACGTGATCCCAAGATGAAAACAACTGAGCCATCAGCTGATGAAGTCGGTAAGGGTATGAAGAAAGGCGGTCATGCGCACAAGAAGCACATGGCTCTCGGCGGTGGTTTGCCAGCAGGCCGCATCACGGGTGCATCAGCACCTGAGTTGGCCGCTCGGATGGCTGCAGCACGTCCTCGTGGCGCATCCATGATGGCAGCGCCAGCAATGGCACGTCCTGCATCAGGTATGCCTGTTATGCGTAAAAGCGGCGGTAAGCTTGAGAAAGAAATTCGCAATGAGAAAGAAGAACTTCATCGTGTCGACGAGCGCCTCAATCGTCATGAGGGCATGAAAGCTGGTAAGGCTCATCATGGTCTAAAGCGCGGTGGTAAAGCGGAAGTAGATACTCCCGGTGGTCTACTTGGAGGCATTGAGGCGACTCGTGCAAATCCTAAGCGTATGACTGGGGGAATCGAAGGTCCGGGCTATAAGCATGGCGGTAAATTGCATAAAGCTATGGGTGGTAAAGTCCATAAGGATACCGTAGCTGAAGAGGCAAAAACTAAGGTCGTCGAAGCCAAACAAGTCAAAGGTTTTAATACCAAGACTGGCGGTCTCGAAGGCACTGGTAAAAACAAAATGGCCTATGCTAAAGGCGGTTCTGTTAAGCCTTATGAAAATACCGAAATGCAAGATGGCGCTAAAATGCCAACCAAAAAGCTCGGCACTAGTGAAATCAAGCAACGTCCTGCAGGCTATGCTCATGGTGGTCATGTAGCAATGCTGTGTAAAGGCGGCGAGAGCCACAAAGCCATGAAGAAAGGCGGTAGCTGGTAATAGAACGAGGGTGGCTGCGGTCACCCTCACTCCTTCGGGGAAGAATATGAGTAATAATATTGTTGCGTCAGTCACTCGCAATGGCGCATATGAGCCGTTTGACTTGCAGGTTGCCCGCAATCAGATTATGGGACACAGCGTCCTAAGCCTGTTTGGATATCAAGCCTCTGTTACCACGACCCCTATCCCAGTTTGGGAAAATGCGTCAACCTACACTTACATTACCGCTGCTTCTACGCTATCGTTAGTGAGCACATCAGCGTCTGACGATACAAGCGCAAAGATTTTAATCAACGGATTGGATTCAAACTTTAATCCAATTTCTGAAACTTTGGCAATGAACGGTACTGGAGCTGTTACCACAGTAAACAGTTATTTCAGGGTCAATAGCTTAGTGATGGTGTCACCGGGTACTAGCCAAAACACTAACATCGGTACGATTACTCTAAAACAATCATCCAACGTCATTGCTCAGATCAATGCCGGTGTTGGTAAGTCGCAGAGCACGATCTACACCGTGCCTGCTGGTTACAGCTTCTACCTTGATCTAGCTGAAGTTAACACTTCAAACAGCTACACAGGAAGCACCATCATCACCTACAAAGTTCAAGCAATTAACAACGTGACTGGTGTAAAGTTAACCGTTTTGCAACAGCCTTTTGTTTCAATTTATACAGCATCACGCTCATCTGATCCGTTTATTTATACCGAAAAGACTGATATTCAATGGCAATTGTCCACTAGCACAGGAACAGTTGCTGCGGGCATCATCATTACAGGTAAATTGATTCAAAACAACAACAACGTTACCGGCAGCGGCACTTAATCATGCCTAGCAAATCACCCGCTCAGCACCGCCTGATGGAGGCGGTTGCGCATAGCCCTAAATTTGCTAAGAAAGTCGGCATCCCTCAGAAAGTCGGCAAAGAGTTTGCTAAAGCTGACAAGATGAAAGACGGTGGGCTTTATGCCAACATCCATGCCAAGCAAGAACGTATTGCCCATGGTTCGGGCGAGCGTATGCGCAAAGTTGGCAGTAAAGGCGCGCCTACTGCTGAAGCTTTTGTGCAATCTGCGAAAACTGTGAAGAAAGCTAAAGGCGGGAATGTATCACTGGCAGTCGGCCGTGGTGAAAAATTGCCAACAAAGCAAGGGGCTGGACTGACAGCCAAAGGCCGCGCAAAGTATAATCGTGAGACAGGAAGTCATTTAAAAGCTCCTCAACCACAAGGCGGTAGTCGTAAAGATTCGTTTTGTGCAAGAATGAGCGGTGTAGTAAAACATGCAAGCGGCGATGCGCCACGCGCAAAAGCCTCACTTAAACGCTGGAAATGCCCGGGGTGGTAGATGTCAACTAGCGGCACGGTCTCTCAGACTACAATTTCTGTCCAACAGCTCATCGATCATGGCGCTCGTCGTGCAGGTAAACTCGCCGAAGAGCTGACTGTCGAACAAGTCGCTGCGGCTAAAGATAGTCTATACTATTTACTTTCAAGTTTAAGTAATTACGGTGTGAATTATTGGGCCATCAATAAAGTTATTGTCGGCTTACAGCCTGATCAATACGAATACTATTTGCCTGTGGGTACAGTCGATGTACTTAATGCCAATTATCGCACACTCACTAATGTGTCGACAGGCGCATATAGTACATCTGGTGTTACACTCAATGCCTTTGATGGGACAGGACAAAATATTTGTCAATTGACCACTAATACGGGTGCAATTGGTATTGCAAATGGCACAGGTAATCCTGTCTATATTAGCACAATCGGTATTTTGCCTGCTGTCTCAGGTCAAGTGACTGTAAATTTACAATATTCCCAAGACGGTAGTACTTGGACGACAGTCTATGCTCCGGGGATAGTGACTTGGGTATCAAATACTTGGATTTACTACGATCTTGACCCATCTGTGACTGCTCCATATTGGCGCATTCAGCAGGTCTCGGGCGTCAATATGGGCTTCTATCAGGTCGTCTTTGGGACTATGCCCATGTCTATAAACATGGCGCGCATGAATCGAGATGACTATTCTAGCCTGCCGAATCGCTCTTTTACAGCTCTTCGACCGCTGCAATATTGGTTTAATCGCACTATTCCGCAGCCGAATATGGAAGTCTGGCCTGTGCCTAATAGCATCGGTCCGCAGTTGGAATTGTGGCTAAATCGCTATGTCCAAGATGTAGGTGATTTAAGTGGCTCAATAGAGATTCCACAGTATTTTTATTTGGCAATTCAATGGGGTTTAGCCCATCAAATGGCATGCGAATTGCCTCAAGTCGAACCGGCACGCATCGCGTATTGCGAGGCTCAGTATGAGAAGCATTATCAATTGGCACAGAATGAAAATCGTGATAAATCACCTATCATGCTTGCGCCAAATATCAGTTATTACACGCGATAAGTAGTAGAATATGCCAAGATTTCTTGATACGCTTGGGAATAGTACGCTGAGCGTCTTCATCTGTGATAGATGCAAGATGAAAAGAGCGTATAGCGATATGCGGCCTGACGGCAACATCCCGGCTATCAAAGTATGTAGTGAAAGTTGTAGTGACCAGTGGGATCCGTATCGGCTTCCAGCAAGACAGCCCGAAAAGATCACTATTAGATTTCCTCGTCCTGATGTAGATATTGCTCAGAATGATAACGCCATCACAACTGATCCTAATGTAGCGCTCGATCCGAATCAAACGCCGCAGCATATGACAGAGGGTGAATTTGGTATTGCACCTGAGCAAGGTGATACACCGAATGATGGGAATCTAAATAACCTGAGTCCTTGATATGTCAAATGTACGGATCAGCCAATTACCTAGTGCTCAGAGTCCTATCACTGGCGCTGAATTGGTGCCTATTGTCCAAAACGGTGTGACCGTACAGACAACAGTTTCTGCTATTACTCAAAGTCCGTCATTGACTGAAACGTTTTTGACAGTAGGTCAACAAACACTTCTGCCCAATAGTCGTTATCTATCTGCGATCAATGGTATTGGGATTACTGACGGTGGCGCTCAAGGATCCTATACCATTGCTCTAAATGGCACTTCAAGCTCATTGGAGGCCGCTGGGACAGGGGTAATCGTCAAGAGTGCTGCAAATACGATCACAGCTAGATCGCTTACCACAAGTGGTAATGGAATTTCAGTCACAAATGGTAGTGGCATATCAGGCAATCCCACATTCCAGTTGACCGGTTTAGCGCTGGCATTAGCTAATGCATCAGGCACGGGTCTATTGGCGCTTGGATCGTCATCAACGATTTCACCCGTTACGATTACTGGAACATCTAATCAAATCGGCGTGACAGGCGGTGATGGTTCATCCACACCTACAATTAGTCTTGCAAGTAACCCAGTGATCCCCGGCACGGCTGGCGTGACACTTCCTGTTGGTACAACCGCTCAGCGTGGGTCAACCACGGGTGAGATTCGCTATAACAGCGATTTGGGTCGATTTGAAGGTTATTACGCAGGTGGCTGGCAAACTTTTGGATTGGGCGATGGAACATTAACATCGGTTAGCGGAACTGCCTATCAAACAACGGTTAATACAGTAGGTGGAATTGCTACGGTTGGGCTTGCTGCAAATCCTGTTTTGCCCGGCACTGCTGCTGTACAAGTTCCATCTGGTTCAACAGTTCAGCGACCCGGCGGTGTTGGTGGTGATTTCCGTTTTAATACGGATAACAACACGTTTGAAGGTTATGACAACACTACATGGCGTCAATTTTCGCTATCTGGTGGGGTGACTTCATTTAGCGCAGGTACAACAGGGTTCACTCCGAATACAAACACCTCTGGTGCAGTTACGCTTGCTGGAACATTAAATCCATCAAATGGTGGTACAGGTGCCACGTCATTGACTGGGTATGTATATGGCAATGGTACGTCTGCAATGACGGCGTCCACGACCATCCCAACAACGGCATTAAGCGGCACAGTAACCAATGCACAGCTTGCTAATAGCTCAGTGACTTATAACGGTGTAAACGTCGCTTTAGGTGCATCAGGAACAATTACAGCAGTAAACCCCAACGCATTAACAATTGGCACAGGTTTAAGTGGCACAAGCTATAATGGATCATCTGCTGTTACAGTTGCAATCGCCAATACTGGTGTTACTGCCACCTCATATGGTTCATCGGCGTCAGTTCCTGTTATTTCGGTTAATGCTCAGGGTCAGATTACTTCGGCTAATAGCACCACGATTGATGCTATTACGCTGACAACTGGATCAATCAGTACTACGCCTGTTAATTCAAACGACATCGTCAACAAGTCCTATGTTGATTCTATAGCGCAGGGTTTGTCTGTCAAAGCACCAGTTTTATGCGCAACGACCACTAGCATCACGCTGTCTGGCGAACAAACCATTGACGGAATTACGACCTCTGCAAGTCGTGTGTTGGTTAAGAACCAAGCCACCTCGTCGCAAAACGGTATTTACGTTTCATCGTCGGGCGCTTGGTCACGATCATCTGATGCCAATACTTGGAATCAACTTGTATCCGCATTTGTATTCGTTGAGAAAGGAACGACACAAGCTGACACGGGTTGGGTCTGTACGGTTGATCCGGGTGGTACGCTTGGCGTTACTGCGGTTACTTGGGTTCAGTTCTCTGG